ACCATATCATGATACTTTTTTAAAAATATACGATTGTAAAAATTCGATTACGCTGCACAAAAAAGACAGTGAATCAATGGAGTATTTTTCGAACAAACTGAAATTACTAAAAAACGAAATAGAACTATTTATCAATTACTTAGAAAAAAACAATGAAAAACGAAAGTAACAAGACGCAAAAATGCAGTCATTCGTCCTTTTATTCAATGAATAACGATGTGTATTGCAATAGATGTCACGAATATTTAGGATATTTTGACCCTGTAAAACTTTGTGGGTTTGTCAAAAAAACAACAGACACAATAAAAGATGAACTTCTAAACGATGAGCTTAGGAAAATAGATGATGGCGTAATAGTTAAATACGTGAGAGAAAAAAAGAAATATGAAAAGCCACAAATTTTAGCAGAAAGACGTTATAATATACCTACGAGCAGGCCATGCAACCCACCCAGACCCGGCGGCAGATAATACTTTCACACTACTACACGAATTGATCAGGCGTGAAAGGATCAAAGGGAACAAACCGAGGACGCAGCATTGCACAAAGCAAAAAACAGTTAAATTCCTGTCTAAATTCGAAAACTTGATAACAGGGAGCCGAAACAAATTCCGAGACTCATTTGGATTTATCGAATTAATTTTGTATCTTTGTTTTATCAGCGTGCAGGTTGATGTAAAATATTATGATTGGTTTCATAATCTAAATCCCGAACGAGTACGCTGCACTGTATTTGTTTGGGATTTTTAAATATGTAATCATGGAAAATGAAATTTGGAAAGACATTGCCGGATATGAAGGTTTATATCAGGTAAGCAATTTGGGAAGGGTTAAAAGCCTATACAGATTTATTTACTTGAAGTTTAAAAAAGACAAGTGGGGTTATCCTTGCGTTAATCTTTGCAAAAAGAAAAAAACGAGATTTTTTATTCATCGACTGGTTGCTGTGGCGTTTATTCCAAATCCGGGAAACAAGCCAGAAGTAAACCATAAAGACGGTGTTAAGATCCGCAATTTCGATACAAACTTAGAATGGAGCACTCCACTTGAAAACACAACTCATGCAATAATTACCGGGTTAAGGAAATACACCAAAACGGCCTTAATATATCAATATGACATAAATGGAACGTTTATTAAATCATTCAATAGTATTTACGAGGCGTCTAAGGAGACAGGAATAAATGATGGAAATATCTGGCGGTGTGCGAATAATGAAATTAAACACGTTGATAAATTCATCTGGAGATATAGTTAATTTATGACATACTTTCAAAACCCTGTTAATAAATAAAGATGGAATTACAAAAGACCATTTGGGATAAGCCGGAAATAGTTTCAGACATTGTTTACACTCCAGATCGAGTGAGTAAATTCATAATTGACTGGCTGCAGCCGGATGGAGTGTGTTTAGACCCTTGCAGGGGAGACGGTGCATTTTATAAATACCTTCCAGGAAATAAAGATTATTGTGAGATCACTGAGGGTAAAGATTTTTTGTATTACGACAAACATGTAAACTGGGTTATTGGAAACCCGCCTTATTCAATTTTTGAATCATTTTTGCGAAAATCCTTTGAAATCTCCGAAAATGTCAGCTTCTTAGTTCCTACAAATAAAATATTCCAACGTCAAGTTATTATGGATTTGATCACTAAATGGGGAGGCGTAAAAAGTATTATTATATTCGGTTCTGGTCAGTTGATCGGTTTTCCGTTTGGTTTTTCTGTTGGAAATTTTCACTTTCAAAAGAACTACAAGGGAGAAACAAAGATATTAATGGGTATGAAATCTATATTTTAACTTATATCAGACCTTCAAAAACCTCGATCTATTTGCAAGATAGTTCAAAAGAAATAGTACAGAGTAAGAAAAAAAGTGTAATTTTGAAGTTATGGAATATAAATACATTTCATTCGAAGAAGTTGAAACGAAGGGTAAAACCAGAAAGTTTAATTGTCTGAATAAAAAGAGTAATTTTGTTTTGGGCGAAGTGAGTTGGATTAATGGATGGAGACAGTATTGTTTTCTTCCAACAGAGTACACACAATTCAGCGTTGGATGCTTGAACGACATAATTGATTTTATTGGTAAGTTATGAGTGAAGAGATCAAAACAAGGCATATAAGCGTAATTAGAAATCTACCAGTCTGTCAACTTACAGACGAAGAGATTATAAAGGCCGCAAGAGAAAGATTACAAACCAATGCCGCAATGCTTATTTATTTTGACGAAGAAAGCAAAAGGCTTGTATTTTTAGGCAGATATAAAAACAAAGGACGTGCAATTCTTACTGAATTACAAAAAGCGTGGGAAGATAAATTTGGTAAATTCCGAAAATCAACCGAAGATGAGTGAAGAGATTAAGCAATATACCATTGACCAGTTAAGGCTTTTTTATTCGGAAGATAAAAAAAGGTTAGTGAATTTATATAAGGAACAATTTAAACAGTGTGTTGATTCTTATATTTCGCAGGATGGGTTATTCCAATATTACAGTAAGGTATTACACGAAACCACCAGACTAATATCATCTAATTTTGGGGTTAAATACAGTGGAGTTTGTATTTTTGCCAACTGTTTCGATGAGAATGTAAATCTATTGAACGGTAAATTATTAACAGATTCAGATGATGATCTATATTTTATTGAGTCTGGAGATTTTATTAAAATAGGTCGCACGAACAACATCAAAACCCGATTATCTGCGCTTCAGACCCATAATGCCGAAATATTAGATGTACTCTTTTTAAAGCATAATTCAGGAAATCAAGAGTTTGCCATACATCGAATGTTTAAATATCTTCGCGTTAAAGGGGAATGGTTTAAAAAACATGATGATATTTGTACTTTTATTGAATTAGTAAAACAACACCCAAACGATCCAACCAGAATTCAATGGGATAAGGGAAAGGTAAAACATGATTATAATTACTTAATTAGTGATTTATAATGGAAGATCAAAATGAAATAGAGAAGTATTCATTGGAATTTCTCGAAAGTGATTTACTCCAAAAGCATAAAGATTTTTGTCGGGAATATTTTATTAATGGATGGAATCAAGTAAAAGCATACATGAAGGTTTATCCAGATTCGAGTTATCAGGCAGCAGCAGCATCGGCAAATGAAATCCTAAAAAATCCTAAAGTCAAGCAATACTTAAATTTTCTCAAAGAGGATCTTGAAAAAACCTGTTTCGTAAACAAAGCAAGCGTATTGATTGAGCTTGTGAATATAGCAAAGTCCTCAATCGCAACCCTTCATAACACTTGGATAACGCTGCACGAATTTGATTCATTAACAGACGATCAAAAGTCCGCTATCGAATCAATTGAGACCAAAACAATGATCACTAATTTTGACGATACGACAAGGGAAACTGAATATGTAAAGTTGAAATTATTCAGCAAACAGGCCGCAATTGAGTCAATAAACAAAATGTTAGGCTACAATTTACCCGAAAAGAGGGAGCTAACCGGAGCAGGAGGGGCGGCGCTAATACCGATTAAAGGCATTACTTTTGATTCAGAATGATTTTCATTGACTCACAAGGAAGATTGAACCTCAGTAGGTTACATCCTGCACAGCGGGAGTTTATCAAATCCAAATATCTACACACCGGAATAGTGGGCGGATACCAGAGTGGAAAAAGTTCTGCCGCTGTTATTAAAGCAATTGTACATCTTTTGCAGTATCCCGGCGTCCCAGTTGCTTATTATCTACCAACTTATCGGCTTTTTGATGATATGCTCGTTCCAAAGTTAACGGATATGTTTGGGAAAATCAATATTCCATTCATTCATCAAAAGCAGACCTCGAAGATAATTACACCTTACGGTGAAATCTGGATGCGATCAATGGACAACCCGGATTCAATTATTTCCTATTCGGTAGGTTATTCGATAGTTGACGAGGTTGACGTAGTGCACCCAAACCACAGAGATGAGGCGATGAAACGTATTGCAGGCCGTAACTCATTCAAAAAAGACGTAGCGAACCAGATCGATTTTGTCAGCACACCTGAGGGTTTTGCTTATATGTACCAATTCTTTGAGAAACAGCAGAATGAAAACAAGCTACTTTTAAAACTCAAAACGAATGATAACGCCGTTAACTTGGCAGATGGATACATTCAGGGATTAAGAGAGCAGTACACTGCAGAGCAGTTAAAGGCATATTTAGATGGGGAATTCGTCAACCTTACCTCAGGAACGGTTTACTACAAGTTTGATCGAAGGATTAATCATATCAACAAAACAGCTGGCAAAACAGACGATCTTTACATCGGGATGGACTTTAACGTTGGTAATATGTCAGCAGTAGTGCATATCATTGAAGATAAACCGATAGCAGTCGACGAGATTACAAAAGCATACGATACAGAGCAAATGTGTAGATTGATTCGAGAACGGTACCCGTTAAACAAGATTTTCATTTACCCGGATGCCTCAGGAGGTGCACGAAATACGGCGACCACAAAGACTGACATTGAAATACTAAGGCAGGCAGGGTTTACAGTAAAAGTCAAAGCGTCGAATCCTTTAGTTAACGACAGGATTAAAAATACGAATAGAATGTTTTGCAATGGAAAGAACGAAATAGGGTACTTTGTTAACACTCACAAATGTCAGGATTACACCGAGGCGCTGGAAAGAATGGCATACGATAAGAACGGAAGCCCGGATAAATCGAGCGGTTTTGATCACATTACGGACGCTGGCGGGTATTTCCTGTACTATGAATACAAAATGAAGCAATATGCAGATTTTGAAGTGGCGACTAATTAAAAAATAATTGAAATTCATATAGGTATATACAGATATTATATATTACATTTGTAGGATAAACCAATTAAAAACGAAAGTGATGAAAAAAGGAACAGAATCAGTATTTCCGATACTTATGCGACAAACAGGCGAAAATGCATTCCGTATTGCTTCCGCAAAAGATCAAAACGAAGGACAATTTTTAACCTCGTCTTTCGGTATGTCAACTCGCCTTTATTTGGCAGGAATGGCAATGCAAGGAATTTTAGCGGCTAAAAATAGTGGATTAGATGACACTCCGGCTTGGATTACATTTCAAGTAGGTGTATCACTGTTATATGCCGATGAACTTCTGAAACAAGAGGAGGAAACCAGATGAACGACAAACCGCTCAGCGAAATGAAAATAGTTTACATCGCACACCCGATAAGCGGGAATATTGAAGGGAATCTCAATAAGATTAAGGATATTGTCAGGGGTATTAATCTGCAAATGCCAGACGTTTTGCCCTTTGCTCATTATTTTGTTGACTGCTACGCCTTGGATGATACTATTCAGGAAGAAAGAGCGCGAGGAATAAAAAACAATGTCGCTTTATTAAAGGCTGGATTTATTAATGAAATGTGGCTATTTGGGAGTCGGATCAGTAACGGAATGAAGGCCGAAATTGAACTTGCAAGAAGTTTAAACATTCCAATCAGATCAATGTCAATCGGAACAATGGATTTTTAATTATGAAAAATCTAACAACAGAGGAAATATTTGAAAAGCATATTCCTAAAATAACGAGTAACACTGCAAGGAAATGGGCTAAAATAGGATTTGAGGCCGGTACTGAAGCCATGGGCGAATTTAAAAAACAAGAGGTTGAATTAGCAGTTGAGAAACTCAGGGATGACATAGAAGCCCAGTCTATGCAAATGAACCTTATTAAAGATTCTGAGTTTATTCAGATTTTAGGATCAATTATTGGACGATTAAATTTAATCTTAAATCATGAAATACCCAAACATTAAAGCCGCTCATCTCTCCCACGCTCAAATTGCCAAGGCGTTTGGGTATGCGAATGTTAAATCGTTTAGGACCTCATCGGCTCATCAAAGGCACATGAGAGGATTGGATGATTGTTTAGGTATTTACAATACTGCTATACAAAATCGAATAGTGAAGGAAGTATTAGGGAGTGATTTTTCTGATAAATACGCAAAGGATTATGAAAGTGCTAAAGGTGAATATATCGAGTATCAAAAGATTTTCGATAAAATGAAGAATATTTTAAAATGAGAATTAAGCTACCAATTTTCTATAACACCAAAGAGACAGACCATTTATCTGAAGGTGGCATTGATGCTGATTTGTCAAAGTGCGAAGTCAGGCAGGTTGTATTTTACCGGATAGATTCGATTGCTCAATACTTCAAAGAGTACAGGCCGACAAATTGCACGCTTATCGCCTCAGGTGACACCCGGTTTATTTGTGCTCTCCCGGTTGAGGAGGTTGATAAACTGGTAACAAAGGAAATGATGATTTATTCCTAATTGACATTTTATAAATCGTATTGAGATAATTTGTATATTTGAATTGATGTTTTGTTGACGTTTTTAGATAACTTGTTTGGACGCGGGTTTGATTCCCGCCAGCTCCACAGAGTTCAATTATTTGTAAAAGTTAGGGGGATGCCCCACACCAGGGTATCCCTAAACCTTATTCGGGGCTGACTGATTTTGACAGCAAGTGAAGGATTAATCGAGAAACATTAAGCTGTAAAAGGCAATAATTACCAAATGAAGGCAGCAGCCTAAGAGGTTGAGACTTTCGGGGGGAGGTTACAAAATAATCTCCCTTTTGTTTTGCCAAAAAATAATTTCACGTTTCGTAACACTTATTCAAAAAACATTTTTAAATTTGTCACACGCAAAAGATTGCGCCACTACTCAACCCGCAAAGAAGTGAGTACCGAGTTCATCAGATCAGCCGTAAATTCAGCCTCAATTAATAAAGCTGTTATCCAAGAAAAGCAGCTTAATTATATTCTCAACTCCAAACTTCAGGAAGATCGCTTTGATACTGAGTACCTAAAACAGTGGGCCGATAGAAAATGCCAGTCAGATGATGCCTTTTTAAACTGGGTTAAATCAATCTTCAAAACCGAGAACTTCCTGACATTTTTCAAATACCTTCGATTCCCCTTACCGTCAACAAAAATCATTCATAACAGGATTGAGCCTCAGTTAATGAGAGTGTTCAATGCTGAAGATGCCAATTTTACCTATGATGTAAAAGGCCGTGACTTTGCAGACTTTGAAGAAGATTTGGAAGTGAAGCGTTTTAACCGGAATATCTTTGACCGATTGCTTTACAAACATAATAGCCTGATTGTCGCAGACCTCGACCCGCTGACGCCTAATAAACCGTATCGCTATTTTATTGACATTACAGACGTTAAATCGCTGGAAGAAAAAGACGGGAAAGTAACCCGTATTGCTTTTAAAGGATGTGTTACGGAGACAGAGCCGGGAGAAGAAACGGAAGCCGAAACAGGATACATTTACATTGACTCGCAGGTTTACTCGTTTTACGATGACTCAATGGAATTAATTCGAGAGGTTGCGCATGATTTAGGATATTGCCCGGTACATTTCATTTCACCTAAAAAATACAACGATGACTGCGTTGTAAGAGAGTCTCTATTTACTTATGTTCGTGAAGAGATTGAAGAGTTCAACTTCATGAAAACCCTTCAGAGAATGACTGAGCCGAACGGAGCTATTCCTGTTGTTTCAAAGATTCAATCTACCAAAAAGAAAGAAGGCAGTGGCGGCCCGGAAGGCGAGCAGGATATCAATAAGATTATGGGGTCGGCAAAGTCAGATGTTTATAATCAAAATGTCAGTTTAGGAACTGGAGACCTTCAGCCTGGAACTATTCATGAGATACCGATAGACGCTATTCGTAGCGACGATGGATCAATTAACATGGATGCTGTTAAGAACTATTTGAATTTTCACTATATTCCTATTGAGGCGCTGGATTACCTGAACAGACGTATTCAGGAACTGGAGCGCTCAATTGTCAGCACGATAGTAGGTGACGTTCTGGAAAGCAGCGAAGCAAGCAAAAATCAGGATCAAATCGCTAAGTCAATTTCTATTCTGGAAAATACTTTGATGTCTTTTGCTGAATCCTTAAACAGGATCAGGAAATATTCAGATCGTGATATGCTTTGTTTGAAATACGGAAGCAAGTTGGTTAACGAGGTGTTCATTCATTATGGTACCGATTTCTTTTTGGACTCCCAAAGTAAACTATTCGAAGATTTAGGAAAAGCGCCAAATACTTTGGAGCGCAAAAATATCATAGTCAGGATCAGTCAAAACAGGTATAAGAATAATCAGGATCAGATGAGCAGGCAGAAACTTCTCTATGATTTGATGCCCTATGTTTCGGATATTGACTTTGACAAAGCGATTGCGCAACAGATAGTTAATCCTGTTAACAAAGAATATCAACTAAGATTTAACTATTGGATTGATCAATTTGAAGCATATTACGGAAATATTGTGCAATTTTACAAAGACATGGAAATATCAAAAGCTGAGAAGCTGGTATTGATAAATAATTTAATCACCGATTTGATTAATAAACAATTAATTGTAAAACAAAATGAACCGAGTAATTTGGCTTAAAACCGCACGGGTGTACGCTACGGACAGCGACATGACGGCGAAGGTGGAAAGATCCACAGTGAAATTAGAGGATGGAGATAACTGGAATAAATTCATCCGGTACGCTCCGTTAAAAGGTTACAAGAAAGATGAACCACCTTATGTTGAAAAGGTGATGGAAAAGAAAGAAGGCAAATGGGTTGTGATTGATCCGCAACCGTGGATTGACCAGCTCAATGAAGTATTGGCTATTAAACCAATGGCAAATGAAAAGATTGACTTCAAACTTTTGGCAGAGAAACAGGCCAATCAACTGAAAGAGGCGAATGCAAGTTTCAAAGCACTGGAAGAAAGACTGAAGGCGCTGGAGACAAAGCCAGTTGTTCAACCGAATATCGATGAGGTAACGGGGGCCGGTGGTCAAGGTGACACATTTGAGCCTGTTAGGATTATTGATCCTGCGACTGGGTTAAACAGTGTAACTCCTGTTGTTCCATTGAAACAACCAATAAAACGAACAGTAAAACGTAAATAGCCATGAAATACAACAACCGGAAAAGAACCCGTGGCAGAGTGATTCAGGAAGTTAAACTGAAATACAAGGGAGTTGAAACAGGCAAAAGCAGATTTATTCATCATATTTTTTAAAATCCTAAAAGACTATGGAATTTACAACAGAATTTATTACAGAAATAGGACTTTCTGAAGATCAGGCAGCAAAGTTAAAAGAAGTAACTACTTCGCACGAAGCGGAGTTAAAACAGGCATGGGACGGCAAGGCAAACGAGAACGCCGAGAAGATTATCCAGGGAGCAGCCGACCGGGTGCAGTCAATCACAGGCATCCAAAGGGAACCAGCGCAAAAGTTAGGTGATTACCTTTCCTTTGCAAGTGAGAATTATTTCAAGGGTCAAAAATCGGCCCTTCAGCAAAAAGAACTCGAACTCGAAAAGAAGATCAAAGAAGGTGGAGGCGATCCGGTGCTGAAAGGTCAACTTGAAAAAGTGAGCGGTGAGCTGGACTTGTTGAAACAAAAAGAGGCGAAGTTTTCCGACTACGAAACGAATGATTACAAAAGTAAACTCGAAGCAACCCAACAGCAAATGACTGCAATGGAGTTAAAGGTAGCTTTTGCAAACGTCAAACCCGCTTTTCCTGACACGATTAATCAGTATGAAGCTAAAGCGAAATGGAAAGACTTTCAAGACGTCATTACGGCGGCCTATAACATCAAATTAAACGATGAAGGCGAAGCGATGGCAATTGATAAGACCAATGAATACAAGGTTGTAAAACTGTCTGATTTGGTCACCAATGACAAGAATATTTCTGAACTGGCAAAAGGTCGGCAGGCTGTCGGACTTGGATCAGGTTCAAAACCAAATATCAAAGTGGATGGAGTACCATTTGAGATTCCCGACAATGCAACACCAGAGGAACGCAACAAGGCAATAAAAGAATATTTGACCGTAACGCTTCAACTGGCAGCAACATCGAAGGAATATGCAACAAAATACTCCGAATTTAACACAAAACTACTGGAAAAGACTCCTAAAAAATAAGCATAAAACTTAAAAACATGGCTTATTTATCGAATACCGTTTTAAACGACTTTCAAGCACTCGAAGCCCAAAACGAAAAGTTAGAAGGCAATTATGGGATGCTTGACATGGTCAGGGATAGCACAGCGAGGGTTGACTATGTTCCGCCTTCCGTTGCTCAGGCCCTAAATACTGTTTCCGCTTCACGTCTTGCGAAATTGCCGGTAATGAAGGATCAAACTGTCACCGTTACCACAACCCCCGGTTTCTCAAACATCCCGGTGAACATTGGCGAAAGTGACACGTACTATTTCACCGCTTTTGACATTTTCTCAGGGTTCAGGCTTTATCCTGCCTCTTTTGAAAACAACCAAATTGACGGCGCATGGTGGAGGGATCAAATTACCCGCAACGTACTCAAAGCAATGGCAGTCGTAAAAGACGACATTGTAGAGACTGTACTTGAAGCCCGCAAATCAAGGCTTTTGAACTTTTGTACTCAGGTTTCTCAGGGTGATGGAACTTTTGTATTTGACGCCGGTAGCGATACTTTAGGTATCAACAAGGCAGCTCAAAAGGATACGATGTTTTCTTATCTGAACGAACTGATGAAAGCTAACCAATTGGCTGGTAATTACAGGATCGTAACAAGCCCGGGTGGTTTGTTGGTTTCTGAAACTGAAGGTTTCAAATATCAAACCCAACAGTCAAAGGATTTACTTTGGTCACAGAGTGCAATTCCTGCCGATCGCAGGTACGCTTCTAATCAACTTTCTCCCGGATCAGACAACTTCACTGGCTTCCTGATGCGCGATGGTGCAATGGGTATCTATGAAAACTGGCCGTGGGACTTCCGCACTGGTACTGTCGTAGCCAACAAAAAATGGTCAATCGCAGACGTCGAAATGCCTTACATCAAATCACGTCCTAACCTGTTTATAAATACCGAAGCTACTGAGGCTACATCCATTGTAAGCCCTACCACTGATTCAAATTTGATCATGACTCACTTTGAGGAAATGGCTATTTGGGATCGGTTCTATGTAGTTTATCGTTACAACTCTGATTTGGACACAAGGGTTAGCGATGTTGTGAAAATCAAAGGTTTAACCACTTAATACTGACAAAATGAAACATTATAAAGCTCTGGCTGATCAATCAGTAATTGAGGTTCCGGGGATACTTGATTCCGAGGCAATGATTAACGGAAACCCTACAACACTAACGGCAAATTATTCCGTGGTTGCTGCCGATAATGGTAAAACTTTTTTAATTGCAACCGACGCAAAGGTTATCACTCTGCCTGCAACGATTGCAGGATTCAAGTTGAGAGTAATCAACTTCGGAGCGGCTGGCAATAACATCGTAACTATTTCACCGGCTGCCGCTGATGGAATTTCTGGAACATTTAAACTTGCAGCTACTGTTGTCACCGATGCAGGGGTGGTAAATAAAGACATTATCAACACGAAGGCAACCGCCACTTGTGGGGATTATGTTGATCTTTTGGGATCAGGCGTTACAGGGACTAAAGCATGGTTGATCGTTGGATCAGCCGGTATTTGGGCCGTTGAAGGTTAATAAATTCCAATTATGGCAACTTTAGCTTTTGCAGAAGATTTTACGTCTGACATTCTGTTAGACTCCGATTTGTTGGGGGCTCCCGATTCTGGTTTATTCTGGAATCGGGGGGTTCACCCGATAGTGACTTTAGATAATTTACTCGCGATGTTACCAAGTTTGACCGCTACTTTTGCGGCTTATTCAGCTTCTGTCACTTACTCAAAGTTTGAGGCAAGTCGCAGACGGGCAGATGTGGTGACGTATCAAAATAAAATCTATCGGTCGCTATTGGACACGAACCTAAACCATGTACCCGGAGCGACAGGATCGGTGACGTATTGGCTGGAAACTACCCTACCAAGTTTGAAGGTAAAATCCTTTATTTGGTCGGTTGAAGATAATGTCACTTCTGCACTTTCGCTAAATCGCAAGCTGATTGAAAACCAGTATATCTACAATTTAGGATCAAAGCTAAACACACTCTCAAATGATTGGTCGGGTTGGGCCTTTGAGCCGAAAGGTTCAGATTACGTCAAAATCAGGATTAATCAAATGAGCTTGCAGGCGAATACTTCCAGTCCTGTTAATGTCTTTGTAATTAACCAGGGAGTTTTAAAAGCCACAATTGTACTGAATCCCAGCAATGGAATTCTAGCTTTTGAAGTGGCTCCCTATGTGATTTCCGGCAAAGGTCGCTTTATGTTCGTATTCGCTTCGCAAGATGTTTTTAGTGATGGTGCTTACAATGATCCTCTCAGATATGAAGGTTTTGTCTGTTATCCTGTTAATGGTATTGGTGACACAGCTGCAACGGCTGTTTATTCTGAAAACTACAATTCAAACGGTTTAAACTTCAATGTCTCTGCCTATCTGGATTCGAGTGTTTATCTTGATAATAACAAAGTTGATTTCGCTAAATTCTATCAGGCTCAATTTGAGTTGGATTTTATGAAGCTGACAACTACCAACGCAAACACCGAAAGCAATAGAGAGCAAAGAAACCTGAACAATGACCGGACATTGGCACTGTTGGCAACTGAGGCACTTAATAATGAGCTGAACACTGTGGCACGTAATTACCTGCACCAGAAAAAAGAGGCCATTGACGCGATTAACAAGACGTTTGACAAATATCTCCAAGTCCCGGTTGGATGGGATGTAACACAAACAGTAATATGAGCAAAGGAATCGACATATCAATTGATGCACTTGCAGCAGACTTCACCGCTTATCTGTGGACTTCGAACGTACGGAGCTTTTACGGTCGGGTGTTCAGAAATGAGCGTAACGGCAAAATTAGCCCTGAAATTTGGGTAACTCCAAATAAATACATTGAAGTTCTGAAGGATAGTTCTAAAGATGCTCAATGCTTTTTTGATGTTCAGCCCTCAATTCCTATGATCGCTGATATTTGCACGGCTGATGTATGGCTTTGTTTTATGGTCAACCTTCAAAAGCTGTACCCTACGTTAACCCGTCAGGATGCAACGGAGCAGGTTACACGAGACGTACTTGATTTGATACTACAAAGCCAATTTGAAGTTAAAGGACTGGTAACCGGTATTACGGGATTTTCATCATACGACTGGGAGTCAGTTTTGTCCGATATGGCTCCACATTATTTATTTAGATTTAATTTACAAACAATTTACACTAATATGTTATGACAGTATTTAAGTATTCAGGTAACGGGCTGAGTAAGGCAATCCTTCAGGATGTGAAAGGTCTGATTATCCTCGACAAAAATACCGCAATCTCAGGGATTAAAACCCTCGCAGGACATGCGGCGTATATCAGTCCTGCAACTACCGCAGCAATTCACGGAACTTACATTGATATTGCAAGGGGTATTGAGACGAAGACAAAGGCGGCTGAAATGGTCACCTCTAACACGGGTTTTGAGGAAAAGACAAAAGACTTTGCCCCTCAATTCGTAGCATACGGACTTTTATCCTATGCCGACTATTTGACGTGGTTTGCAATGGACGGTCAGGAATTAGATTTTATTCCTGTTTTGGAAGACGGCAAACTTATTGCACCTCCTTTAAATAGCGCCGGGGTGCAGCACGGTTTTTGTGGCCGATTAATCATCTCGAATAAAGACCTTCCAAAAGCCGGAGGAGCAGAAAAAGCCAAATATTGTGAGTTCACTGTTATTTTTGATGATCAAAAACAAATGGAAAATCAGCAGATAATTACACCTGTATTCGATCGGGGTGAATTAAAATCACTGGTTCCTGTTGGTATCAATATTGAGCAAACCGGAGCGGCTTATACTACCGGCGCACTCGCAATCAAAGCAACATTCAGGGGTACCGGACTACCGTTTGCGTTATTCGCCTCATCCACTGAATGGAAGGTTGTTTCCACTATGCTTGACGCTACCGCCGTAATAGCTCTCGTTTCAGGCTCTATGGGTAACCAAGCCCTAACAGTCTATGTTACTGGCACAACTCCAATGACTGGAAGTTTTGATGTTCAGGCTGAATTGATACAAAATTCAGTTGTTACCTATTTATCCAACGTTATTACAATTAAGGTATGAAATTCGGGAACGTAGATATTAATACAAAAGATGTTGACTTTTCAACATGGTTATACAAAGACTTTTTGGTCTTTTATGAAAATGGATTGAAAGGCAACGTAACGGAATCACCTGAAGAAATCGCTAAAGTTCTTGGGGTGAAAATTCCTGTACAGAAACCAAAGCCGGAAACGGTATAACTTAAAATAGGGTGTTACGAGAGATTGTGGCACCTTTTTTATTCGAATTAAAAACAAAAAAGTGAAATGGAAACGAAAAAACAAAGAATGGAATCAGATGAATTAAAAGCGATTTCAAAAGAATTACAAA